GAACATTTAGAATATTAAAAATAGAAGAGTTTGAGTACTTACTTAAAAATGATCTTAACTTTTTTAATAGATGGAATAAAACATTAAACGTATAGTATGGAACCCGAAATGCAGCAAACATATTCAATACCTATCTTTGAAAACGGCATTAAAACAGAATGGACAGTAGATGGTATTATTGGCGATGATAAATGGAATAGCCTAACCGATTTAGGGGGAGGTAAACTTCCGGATATTATTAACACTACAGTAAAACATTAAACGTATGATGAGCGGCAGAAGAGACTTTTTAAAGATGATTGCTATGGCCTCTATGGCAGCAGCACTACCAATATCTTCAACTCCTGAAAGATTAACTATTCCTCTTGTAACAGGTGATTCTGATATGAGGATCGGAGTAAATGGAGTAGAGCGAATGAGAATATACTCTAATGGAAATGTTGGGATAGCTTGCATTAATCCTTCCTATGAATTAAAATTAAAAGTATAATATATGGAAGCTTACATTTGCAAGTACTGCGGTAAAGATACATCAGAAGTAGACATCGATTACCTTCACGATTTTGATCATTTATCATGTGCTTTAGAAGCAGAACAAAAACGACTAAAGGAAACAAATCCTATTGAGAAATGTGTACTATGTGGCACAGATACTGAATACAAATACCACGATCATATTGATATGAGAGTTGGTTATATAGAAGGTGCAGGTCAGTTATGTACTAAGTGCTGGAACAAAGGTACTGAGCGTAGACATATGGCCGTTCCTATGAATTTAATTTATGATACACCTAATGATCAAGAATTAGGAGCAAAAGTAAGAGAATTATACTATGAAAACAACAGCTAAGGAATACTACGAAGCTTTAGGAGCTGCAGTAGGTACTTTATTTTATTTAAACCGTAAAAACGGTTCGACAGAAGAGTATATTTTAGAACCTCTACTTGTCGATACTAAGAATAAAGATCTAACCATTAAAGCATTACAGAGAGTTATGGATAATCCTAATTTTATAGGATTTCCAGGCACACCAGAATTTACTAAGTTTATGGATGAAGTTGTTGATCCGAAAAATAAGTAGTATCTTTATATTATGACATTAACTTTTACACCCGAACAACTTTATATTTGTATTATAGTTGTTCTTATAGGTATTCAAATTTACCAACAAACACTTATTAAGAGCCTTAAAAAAGAAACTGAAGATATTTGGGCACAGTTAGGTACTCTAGTAGGAAGCTTAACTACTCAAATACTAGGAATGCAAAAAGACATTAATAGTAAGCAAGATAAAAAATAATTCGGTTAGCAATACTGTTTTTATCCGGTGGACTACCTATTTATAATAAAAAAATAAAATGAAGCCGAAATGTATAATATGTCAAGCTGAATTTGAAAACACAACAAGGGTATCGAAAGAAAAGTACTTAAAAAGAAAGTACTGTAGTAGAGTATGTGCTAATAGAGATACTGTAGAGAAGAGATTTACTCCTGAAATGAAAAAAAATCTCTCTACTGCCATGACAGGCAAACTTAAATCAGAAATTCACAAGGCAAATATTTCAAAAGCTCTTAAAACTTCGGAAAAAGCAAAAAGAACGCAGTTCAAGAAAGGCTCAGAAAATCCTGCTTATGGACGTAATCAAACAGGATCTGCTAACGCTAACTGGAAGGGCGGTAAAACAAACTCTAATCAAAAAAAGAGAAACGATCCGAGAATGAAAGAATGGAGGCAAGCAGTTTTTAAGAGAGATAATTTTACTTGTCAAGATTGCGGAGTAAAAGGTTATTTACAAGCTCATCATTTAGTTCCTATAAGTAGAGATCTAGATAAAGCTTTTAGTATTGAAAATGGAAGAACAGTTTGTGTTGAATGCCATGAAAAAATACACGGTAGATTTATTGGTAAATTCAAACAAAAAGCTTAAATTTAATATATCGGTTATAGGACTAATCGATTCATAAAATAATACGTCCTGTATTTTAATTTTTAATTTTTATGAACAAAAAACAAGCGGTGTTAAGTCTCAGTGGCGGGCTTGACAGCAGTACTCTTTTGTTACACCTATTAGCTAACGGCTATGAAGTAACAGCATTAGGTTTTGACTATGGCCAAAAGCACAAAGTAGAATTAGAACGTGCTACTGATTTAGTAGCTTACCTAAACGCTAACAGACTAACGCACACAGATCACGTTGAAGGCGGATTTATTGAAGCCTATCCTGCTGTAAGATATCAAATTATTAAGTTAGATGGTTTAGCACAGTTACTAAATTCAACTTTAGTTGAAGGCGGTAAAGACGTACCTGAAGGACATTACGAGCAAGACAACATGAAAGATACTGTTGTACCTAATCGTAATAAAATATTTGCTTCTTTGATTCAAGCAGTAGCTTTATCAATTGCTACTAGACCTATTAACGAAGATTGTTCTATTGGTCAAGAAGTAGCTATTGCAATGGGGATTCACGCGGGCGATCATGCAATATATCCTGACTGCCGTCAAGAATTTAGAGATGCTGACTTTGATGCATTTATTATCGGTAACTGGAGTGCTGAATTAGTATCAGTTTATACTCCTTACTTAAAAGTAAATAAATTCGAAATCTTAGAAGACGGTTTAAAAGCATGCGAGCAATTAGGTTTAGACTTCGATGAAGTATATAAACGTACTAATACATCTTATAAACCAATGCTACATACAGTACGGGTAAATGATGAGATTAGCTATGAAGGTTGGTTTAGTGATTATAAATCAGCTGCATCAGTAGAGCGTATTGAAGCATTTATTAAATTAGGACGTCCTGATCCTGTAAAATATGCTGACGAAACAGGTCCTGTTAGCTGGCAATTTGCAAAGAATCAAGTAGAAAAAGTATTATCAGAATATAAAAAATAAATTATGCCTTTAATTTCACATGAAATACCGAAAGCTTTATTTGACCGTCATGATGAGGTGAGTGATTACCCTTATGTACTAGGTCATCTATTAAGCTTGGATACAGAATATGCTAACTTTTATAAAGAAAAGCTTAAAACAGCAGAGTACTCTATACTAGATAATTCAGCATTTGAATTAGGCAAATCTATACCAATGGAAGAACTTTACGAGTTGGGTAAGGAATATAAACCTACCCATCTTGTACTTCCTGATGTAGTAAACAACTACGATCAAACCTTGCTTAATGCAAAAGAGTATTTAGAGAGTTACAGAGTAGAGGGGCAGAAGTACATTGGCGTATGTCAAGGCGATACCTTTGAGCAAATTGCAGAGTGTATAGATTACTACCTAAAAGAAAAAGTAGATATTATCGCATTACCTTTTGACTTAGTTAAAGATTCAGACTTCGTAACAGTAAGAGCTAGATTTTTAAACTGGTGGTATGCAAATAGATTTAATATGGGCATTGGTTTACCTAAGTTCCACTTACTAGGATGTCAGAATCCAGTAGAGTTTATTTTGATTAACGATTTAAATACTGTATTAAAGGGACTTATCTATTCATTAGATACTAGTTCACCGGTTATTAACGGTTGGGTAGGTAATGAATTAGGACCTCACGGTTTGACCGTACCTAAACCGAAAGCTAAATTAGCAGATAACTTAGATATTGAGTTGTCAGAAGAACAAATAAACCTTATTTTTAAAAATATAAAAACATTCCGTAGTTATGTCAGCAAGTAATATGTCAGAAGCAGCTGCTAAATCGTTAGGTTCAGCTAACTCCTATGCAGTATATACAGATACCTTCGATCCTAATCAACTAAATCCTATGCCACGTATTCTTGCACGTCAAGATTGGGGTATTACAGGAGAAGAGTTTGTAGGTTATGATACGTGGCATTGCCATGAAGCAACCTTTTTATTAGATAATGGATTACCGATGGCAGGTACTTTAAAAATAGTATGTCCTGCTAGTTCTGAATTTATGGTAGAGTCTAAATCTTTTAAGCTTTACCTAAATACGTTTGATATGTGTAAGATGGGAAATACTATTCCGCAAGCTATCGAAAACTACGAAAATCAGGTAGCTAAGGATATTAGCGCATGCATTGGTGCAGAAGCTAAGGTATCTTTCTTTAGACAAGGAGAAGAGAAGTTATACGAAGGAGATCCAGGTGCATTCTATCTTGATATGTTACGTTTAATAGGTAATAAAGAGTTAGAGGCTATGGAAATTACAGACTACGCTTCTAAAGAGCCTCATTTTAGTACTACTTCCTCAGAAGAGGGTGAAGATTTATTTGTAATGACTAACCTTTTAAGATCAAGATGTAGACATACAAAGCAAAAAGATACAGGAGCGGCTTATTTTCGTATTATTACAAAGCAAAATAAGGTAGACCTAAAAGATTTACTTAAAGAGGTTATTGCATTACGTGAAGTTAATGAATTTCATGAGTTCTGCAGTGAGAAATTATTCAACTCTATTATGAATCATCCTGATGTTGAAGATTGTGTAGTAATGCTATTATATGCAAGACGTGGTTCATTAGATATTAATCCTGTTCGTGCATCTAAGCAGTATTTAATTCCACCTGAATTAATTGATACAGGATTTTATACTAAAAAAGCAATGGGTCAATAATGGAAAAACTAAGAGTATTAGATAACTGGGGAGTATTCATATCTCAGACAGGCTCAGAAGTAGTAGCTATTAGTGAAAAGCTTGGGATTCTCCCTAGTTTAGTAGTAACTAATAACATTACAAAGGTATCATCGAGAAACATGGAGATCTTTGGGGAAAATAACGTAGAAATACGTACTATACCTTTTAAGCCCTCTATACTAGACTATCTACGTACGAGAATTAACTTAAAAGAGTTAATTACTCTACACGGGTACCTACGAATACTACCAGCAGAGCTTTTTCCTTATTTAGAGGGTGAAATTTTTAATGGACATCCAGGCTTAATTACTGTTTATCCGGAATTAAAGGGTTTTAATAAGCAAGAAGACGTTGCCGGAAATCAAGAAAAGTATCCTTACTGTGGATCTGTAGTTCATAAGGTAATTCCGGAACTAGATGCTGGTGAAGTTGTATCGGCTTACCAAGTTATTAATAGAGCAAATACTATAGATGAAGCTTATGCTATACTTCGAGAGACTTCTTTAAATTCTTGGGTACATTTCTTTACTGATATTTGGAAGTTCGATGAAAAGTAGCTATTTTTACTAAAAGACACTTATGAAGATATTAATAGGATCGCATGGAACTGGTAAGACTACCTTATTAAAAGAGGTATCTACCAGATTTCCTGATTATTATGTAACTGACGGGTTTTCTCGTCCTGTAATTAAGATTGGAAAGATGTTAGAGTTATCTAACGACGAAAAGCAGTATGCAATTAATGAGTTATCTGCTTGGGCTTACCAAAACTACTTAACTCATAAGAATGTAATTAGTACTCGTAGTTTAGTTGACTGTATTATCTATTCACGAATCTTAACTCCTAATGTTAATATTGATGAGATTAGAGACTTATTTGAAAAGACTAAAGATCAAGTAGAATACTTCTTTTATATTCCTATTGAGTTTGACTTCGTAGATGATCCTGATAGATTAAGTGCTGAATTGCAGGTTAAGATTGACGGAATTATACAAAAGTTTATAGCAGAGTATATCCCTGCAAAAAAAGTCGTAACTTTAACAGGTACGGTAGAAGAGAGATTAGAGCAGATTTCAAAATACTTATAACATATAATATGACAAGAGATAAAAATATAAACATTGACGATTTAGAACTTGCTAAAGCAGGTTGTGCTAATGGTATTAGCTTACAGTTAAAAGAAGCTATTGAAAAAGGTAAACCTGGTTTAAGTCAAACTGATAAGTACGAGATTACTGTAGAAGCAGCTCGTCATTACGGTAAGTTCTTAACTGCACTAGGTGTAGATTGGGAGAATGATCCTAATAGTTCTAATACTCCAATGAGAGTAGCTAAAGCTTATGTAAACGATTTATGGAAGGGTAGATATGAGCATTTAAGCTCTGTTACGAGCTTCCCCAGCGATGGCTATGACGGCGTAGTTTTTGAGGGAGGTATTCCTATTACGAGTATGTGTTCTCACCACCACCAGACTATTAACGGCTTATGCCATATTGCTTACATTCCTACTTTAGAAGGTAGAGTAGTAGGTTTAAGTAAATTAAATCGTATCGTAGAGCATTTTAGTAGAAGAGGTGCTATTCAAGAGCAATTAACTGTAGCTATTCATAATGCAGTAGATCAAATATGCACTGATAATATCGGTGTAGCAGTAATGATTGAAGCTACCCACAACTGTGTAAGCTGTAGAGGAGTTAAGCATCAAGGTGCTAGCATGAAAACATCTAAATTATCAGGATCTTTCTTAAACGAAGATTCAGCTAGATCAGAGTTTTATGAATTTACTAAAGGATATCCACGTAAATAATGAAATCACAAGGACTAGGAGATACAGTTGCTAAAGTGCTAAAGTTTTTCTATATTGATAGACTAGCAGATAAGATTGCT